CATCGGAGTCAGCGGCGGCTGTTACCATGTGCAGTTCATTGTTGAATGCCACATAGTCACCTGGCATTAGATACTCGACGATGGAGAATGTTGCCCCGTCGCATACCAGCGTGCTGCCCGACTGCGCAGCGCCGTTGACCAGTAGCGTGCCGCCACCGGCACCGCGCCGGGTGAACGAATGGTCTTGTAAATAAAACCGATGTTCCTGGCCGTTTAATTTGGCGAGGAAGGCTTGCATTTCTGCCCGGTCCTCGCCGAATAAATTATTAAACGTCATAGTCACGCGCCAGAGCGAACCCTTGCGCCCGGATGTCTGCACCGCGTTGGTCAGCGGTGATTTGAATGTTTTGGTGTTGGTGACCAATTCAAATGACGACCGGCTTGGTGTCAATGCTGGAAAGCTATACGTGGTCATGTTAGTCGCCCTCGGCGTAGCAGGTCTTGAATTTGTGCCACCGTTTGCCGGTTCGTCTGCACCATCGCCTGTTGGATTCTAATGTCAACATCAGCGCCGCCGCCCGATGCGTCGACGTTGTTGACGATGGAGACGCCACCACCGCTATCCATCTTATCGTTTGATACAACGCGCCCACTGGTGCCCATGTGGAGCAGCTCAGGGCCTCGTTCACCTACTAGGTATGATTCGCCGCCCCTAACCTGGCCGCCCTGGGCACGCGCTCCTATAGCCGCACCCGACAGTGCTGCGACGGAGGTTGCCATTGGTGTTGTGGCTGCGATCGCTGTAGCTGCAGCTGCTGGCGCTAATCCCGGCCCGACGATCGGAATCGCGGCGGTTGATGAGAATGCGTTTAGTCCGGCCATTGCGACTGCTGCGGATGCGTTCAGGCTCATTGCGCTGGCTTCGCCTGCCTGCGCTGCTTTGCCGACAACTTTCTGGACCGCCTGGTATGCAACCCATTGCGCTGCCATATCTGCTAGGGCGCCGACCATTGATGCGGTCATGCCCAGGGCGAAATCCTTGAATGCGTCCTTCGCCGATGCGGTGCCCGTCAGGATAGATTCAAACGCGCCCGACATTCCTTCGGTCAAATTCTGCGCCATCGTTGCGGCCTGCATATCCATGTTTGTCATCGCTTCGGTTGTTTGTTCCTGCCATTCCAGTAGGTACCCACTGCGGGCGTCAAGGTCACGGACGTCGGCCTCGCGTTTTAATGCTGCGATCCCTGCCTGGTGTTGTTCTTCGGTCAATGTTCGCGCTGCTAGTTCCATGTCTAGCCTAGCGGTCATGCGTGTTTGGCGCTCGGAAAATGCCTGTTCTTCGGTCAACCCGAGCATGGTGATTCGCCCGAGGTATCGCTCGGCGGCTACTGTTTGCGATTCATATTTCTTGTTGGCCGCCTCGATCTCGCGGGAGTCCGAGTCTGCCTGGGCCTTTTGTTTGCGTGCAAGGTCGCGGTCCTCGGCTTTTAGTATCCGCGCTTTTTCGGCGGCTAACTTTTCTAGTTTGGTGATCTGTTCGTCCGCGTCGCCCTCAATCAAACCCGATAGCGATCCACCCTCCATAACCAGGCGCAGGTTGCGCTGGAAGAACTTAAGGCTTTCGGCGCCGTCGCGTATAACGCCGTCGTTCTGCGCCATGTCCCGATAGAACTCCGCCATCTGCGGTGTCAGCGATCGTTGTGAAACGGTTATGTTGTCGACGGCGTCGCGCAGGTTGTTATATGTGCCGATGCTCTTTGGGTCCAGCGAACCTGCGGCCTCAGCGAATGCCAGAGCCTCGGTGCGGGTGATTCCTAGCTTGGTGCTGATCTCGGTTAATGCCGGCGTGACGTCGCCGATCGCGTTTGCGTATGTCTTTACGGGCGCTACGAAATCTTTATCAGTGAACCCGCGTTTGCGTAGCCGTTCTATGTCCTTGTTGACTTCACTCAGGTCGATGCCGGTTATTCCGGCGACCATATCGTCGATCGCGCTGGTGGATCCGTCGATCGCGGTCCTGGCGTCGTGCATGCCCGATACAATCTGCGCTGTGGCGGCTGCGCTGGATACCTTGCCCAACGCTTCAAGTTTGCGGGCAAACTCCAGGGTGCCCCCTGTGTTGCGTATAACCTGGCCTTCGAGCCGGGCGAGCGATTCTTCTAGTTCCTCGGCGCCGGTGCCGGCGTCCCCGAATGCTGCAACAAGCGTGCCACCAACCATCGCGCCGAGCGCAAGCAATACGCCGAAAACGGCGCCGCCTGGTCCAAATACCGAGGCAATCTGCGGACCCTGTTGGCCTAGAATAACGAATGCGTTGGTGCCCATCTGCGCCTGGACCGCGACGTCCTGCAATTGGAATGAGAGTTGCTGCGTCGCGCCCTTCATCGCACCGAAGCTGCCCTTGACGACTTTGGACTGTGCTGCTGTTTTCTTGAGTGCTGGTGCGAGTGGTGCGGTTTTCTTGGCGGCGCGTTCCATCGCCGCAGCCATCTTATAGGCTTCGGTTTCGGCGAAGCCGATTGACTTCGCCATGTTAGTTGCGGTGGTGTCGGTGCGCTTACTGGTTTCGGTTAATGTGTCGAGCCTGGTGCTGGCTTTCGCCACGCCATCGGACTCGACCTGAATAACTAGCTTGGACATTTCAGCCATCGGTTTGTCTCGCGTGCAATTGGTCTAGTGTTCGTATCATATCAACCTCAAAGACCGATAACGTGCCATAAATGGACGAATACGCAGAAATATCTGTATAACCAATTGGACCGTCGGATGCGTTCTTCAACTCGACGAACAATCCCCAATGCGGCAATAATTCCACCCTTAACCTGGGGCGATTAGCTAATTCTTTTGGTTCCCGCCCGATCGACTTTTCGACTTGCTTCAGGTTTTCTAACCGACTGACTTTTGAACCCTTATCGAAACCCGCCGCCCAAAATTGCCAGGTAGCAAAGGTTTCTAGTTCGCTAATCAGCCCGGCGTAAAATTTTTGCGGTCTGCTATGAAGCGGTCGATCTGGCCGGCAACAAAGGGCGCGTCGATGTACAATTTTGATGCGACTTTGTCGCTGTACTTGACCTCCTTTTTTCCGTCCATTAACCCGCGCCAACCTTTGGTGATTGCCACTAGCATTTCAATGTCAGCGCCCTCGGTGTTTTCGAGTAACGCCATCTGAAACTTGCGCACCGCCTCGCGGTATTGCTTCGAGTCGGGTCCTACAACGGTGATATAGAAATCGGTTAGCTCACCATCGGTTGGACTAATCACCTGCACCTCGGACCCACTCTCATGGGCATCAGCAGTGTATAGGCTGGATATTTCCATGTTATGCGGTCCTTTCGATCTTGATCTGGCTGGTGGTTGTTGCGTCATACAGCGCGATGAAATCCAACGATACCGTAACCGCGCCAGGGCCTGAAACTTCAGGGTTGCCGGAGTTGTACTTAATGTTGGGAAGTGTGACGGTGTAATAGCTGCCCGCCAGGTCCGTCAATACAAAGACCATCGCGCTGGATGTTTCCGCGATGAACTTATCGATTAAGGACGAATCCTCAAAGTATGCGGTCACCGTACCGGTGACCATTGACTTGCCTACTGATGGGTTGAGCGTTGAATCGTCGCCGACGACATAAAGCGATTCGATGCCGTTGTCGATCGTTAAATCTAATGCGGTAACCGTTGCGATTGAACTACCGCCCTCGGTGATTGATCCGGTGAAGGAGTCGAATGGTTCGGTGGTGCTTTCGGCGGCGTAGGTTGCGCCCGTTAGCGCCGACGCCGTCACTGCTATGTCCTTACCGATAATGTTAAATGACCCGGTCACCATGCTGTTCGGTGCGATTGACAGACTCATGCTGTTAAAATTGCAGCCCGTTGAGCGTATGTATTCCGAAATGTCAGCGTGATTTCGCTCAATCGTAAAGCTGCGCCGCGTTGTGCCTGCGAGCAGTATATCGCTTGCCCAGGATCCGCAAAGCGTCGCCTCGATCAAATCGTCGAATGTGCCATAGGACAACTCAAAGTTAATATCACCGCCGACCGACTTGTTGCCGTGACGGAAATTGGCGACCTGACGGTCCTGGCGTAGTTCCTCGGATTCGATGGCGTCCTTCGACAGACCGAGCGTTGTGCCGGTATGTCTGATGGGTGTCAGCTCGGGTGTTGTTGGTGGCGTTGTACCGTATGTTGTTTCTGCGATGTAGCTCAAGTCGTGCCGTGATCCAGTTGCGATTGTCATAATTACCTCGGTGGCGTATGGGCCATATAATTAATTGATATTGAAATGGCAAACCGATCACCATCTACAATGCCAGCTGTGCGCGAAACGTCGC